CGGATACTCTGCTGAACTATCGCCTGGTGACCTCTCCCTTCATGCCCGAAGTGGCTGCGGGGAACAAGGTGATCCTGTTCGGTGACTTCAAGTCCTACTGGATCGCCGACCGTCAGGGCCGTTCCTTCCAGCGCCTGAATGAGCTCTTCGCTGTCACCGGTCAGGTCGGTTTCCGCGCTACCCAGCGTGTGGATGGCCGCCTGGTGCTGGCCGAGGCCATGAAGTGCCTGGCTGTGAAATCCTGATAACGACTATGGGAGCCGTGCGTAACAGTGCGGCTCCCTTTTCAGAATGGAGGAATCGATATGCCCAATACCCATAACACCAAGAACTTCTTTGCCCATGGTGGCAATGAACTGGTCATCGGCGGCAAGCTCACCTTTCTGGAAGGCGCGGAAGTGGAGAACTTCCCCGGCGAAAGCGGCGGAGGCGGTGAATACACGCTTCCCACGGCGAGCGCCAGCACGCTCGGCGGTGTCAAAGTCGGCAATGGCCTTACCATCACCGATGGCGTGCTTTCTGCGGATGGTATTACACCCGCCGCCTATCAGGCGGACAGCGAAGCGTCCACCATCGCTGCGCTGAAGGAAAGCTTCAACGCCCTGCTGGCCGCGCTTCGTACTGCCGGGCTGATGGCCGCTGCCGCACCGGAAACTCCCGCTGAACAGGAGCCGGGTGGTGAGAGCTGATGATCGTCACTGTGGATGAGGTGAAAACCCATCTTCGCATCGAGCATGATGAGGAAGACGCCTACATCGAAAGCCTGATCCAGCAGGCCCAAGCCGCCGCCGAGGATTACTGCCGGGTTCAGTTCGAGCCCGTGGATGATGAGGGCAACTCCATCGAAACCACAGTACCCGAGCCTGTTCGTCTGGCCGTCATCCTCATGACCAGCTTCTACTATGAAAACCGGGATATCCCGGACATGACCACCTACAAAGCGACCCGTATGGCTTTCGACAGCCTGCTGTATCCCTACCGCGATCCGGAGAAGATGTTCTGAAGGAGGCGATGACCTGTGCGCGGTTATAAAAACTTCGACAGCGATCCGCATCCCGGAGACCTTCGCCACAAGATTGAGATCGGATACACAGAGAACGTCATCAACGAAAACGGCTATCCCAGCCCAACGGACGTTGTGGTCTGCCGGGTCTGGGCGGCTGTGACGGATGCCGGAAACCAGCACTACCGCAGCGCTGATGTCATGAACACCGAGGCGGTGATCAACTTCACCATCCGGTACCGGGAGGACATCAAGCCAGGCATGTGGGTGCGCTTTCAGGGAGAAAAGTGGAACATCTCCACCCTGGGTGAATACAGCTTCAAGCGTACCTACCTGGGCCTGAAGGCTTCCATTGCCAAGGGGGTGAGCGGATGAAACAGGTCAACGCTGCTCTGGCCAACATCGGCATTCCGGTTTTTGCCGGGGTCTGGCGGGCCACCTCACCGGATCAGAATCCGCCCGTGCAGTACTGCGTTTATTCCACGACTACCACCGAGGCATCCCATCAGGATGATCACGTGACGTCTTTCCGCACCTATGTCTACCTGAACCTGTGGAGCGACACTGATCCGACCGACATGGCGGATACGATCCGGGAAGCCATGTACGCTTACGGCTTCACCATGGTGGAAGAGTCCGACAAAGGCTATAACCAGCCTGCGTATGATACGGCTACCCGGCAGTACACGGTGCAGTGGACATGGTGCTGGAGGGAGGATGTTTCCTATGGCAATTGAACTGCGCGGCTTTGATGATCTCCAGAACGACATGGTGAACATGGCGTACCAGCTGGATCAGGGGCCGGGCGTGAATCGTGCCCTGAAAGCGGGCGCTGTCCCCATTGAGGAACAGATGCTCCACAATGCCAGCACCGACCCGAAGATCATCACGGATACCCTGCACTCGTCCATCCATACGGGCAGCGTTAAACAGAAGCGCGGCGGCGGGAAGCAGATCACCATCGGCGTCCATCACGCGGAGCATGGCGCATATTACGCCAACCCTGTGGAGTTTGTGCGCCCGGATAGGGCGTTGATGAAAATGGCTTAAGGAACCACACCGCACGATAACGCGGTACTCTACCTGCTTAACCGAAAGGCGAAAGCCGACACGGGAACAAAGCACGGCAGGAAAGCGGAAAGTTGCCTGAGACAGTATGGCACGACTGAACCGCAAAGAGAAACAGGCATGAGGAATAAGCTGTATTGCTGAACGCGAGTTTTTTTGTCTCCGTTACCTGGAGGACGAAGGAAATCTGTCTGAAACCTTCGTTGCAGGGAACATACACTACCAAATTCGGTGTATGGGTTATCAAATCCTCTGCAAGACGCGCTGGAGCACCAGTGCCAAGGGAACAAAAACGAATCCGACAGCCTGTGACCTAACATCAACGCTAACCGGGGATTGCCTACGTCGGAACGCCTGCAAAGGCTATGCGGTTTGCCGCTGAATATCCGATATGGCAACGGAGCGTCCATAGTAGTCCGAGACGGGTAACGACCGTTACATGGCGAAGGGACGCAGTTGGTACATCCAATTTCAAAAGCTGATTAGGGAGGAATACCTCGCATGGAAACAGTGAAAACCCAATCCATGAAGCCAACAGCGGCGATATTGGATAGCATCCGTCAGTCATCAAAAAAGAACAGGGAGGAAGTATTCTCAAGGCTTTTTCGGTATCTCTTGCGACCGGATATCTACTACCTCGCATATGAAAATCTGTATGCCAACAATGGCGCGGCAACCAGGGGTGTGAACAACGATACCGCAGACGGTTTCAGCGAAAAGAAGGTAGAGCGCATCATTCAATCATTGAAGGATGGCAGCTATTCGCCTTCTCCCGTGCGCAGAACGTATATCCCGAAGAAAAACGGAAAACTGCGCCCGCTGGGTATTCCGACGTTCACAGATAAGCTGGTGCAGGAAGCATTACGTATGGTGCTGGAAGCGGTTTATGAGCCGATCTTTTTGCCGTCATCGCATGGCTTCCGCCCGAATCGGAGTTGTCATACGGCGCTCAAAGACATCAAGCATGGCTATCCTGGTGTCAGATGGTTCGTTGAAGGCGATATCAAAGGCTTCTTCGACCATATCGACCACGCCGTGTTGGTGGATTTGATTGGCGAAAAGGTAAAAGACGCTCGTATCACACAGCTACTCCATAAGATGCTGAAAGCCGGGTATTTGGAGGATTGGAAGTATAACCGAACCCTTAGCGGCACACCACAGGGTGGGATTATCTCTCCTTTGCTTGCAAATATTTATCTGCATGAATTGGACAAGTTCATAGCAGATATGAAAGCTGGCTTTGATAAGCCCAAAGACCGTGTATTCACTCCTGAGTACATGCATGTTGCGGGCAGAGTTCACCATATCAGCCGACTGCTTAAGAAAGAAGCAGACCCTACGCGGATACAGACGCTTCTTCAAGAACAGAAGGTGTTGCGTGCGCAAATGCTGCGCCTGCCATCGAAATCGCAGACAGATAAGCGCATCAACTATGTCCGCTACGCGGATGACTTTCTCATAGGGGTAGTCGGAAGCAAAGAGGACTGCGGTGAAATCAAAGCCCGTGTCAAGGCGTTCTTATTTGATAAGCTCAAACTGGAGCTAAGCGACGAAAAGACACTGATTACCCATAGCGCCGAGTATGCGAGATTCCTTGGATATGATGTTTGTGTTCGTAGGAACAATCAGGTTAAGAACGGCGGACGCGGCTACAGCCAGCGAACCCTTAGCAATAAGGTGGAGTTGAACGTACCGCTGACCGACAAGATCGAAAAATACCTGTTTGACCGAAAAGCCGCAAAATGGGCAAATGGCGCCCTGCGCCCCATTCATCGGGGTGCGCTTGTCACGATGACTGACCTTGAAATCCTGATGGTCTATAACGCGGAACTTCGTGGCATCTGCAATTACTACTGCATGGCAAGCAACTTTGGTAAACTTGGCTATTTTGCTTATTTGATGGAATACAGTTGCCTAATGACACTGGCTTCCAAGCATAAGTCCTCGACCGCTAAAATGCGAGCGCATTACAAAGATGGTCGAGGCAGTTGGTGCATCCCGTATGA